TTGACGGATGGGGCCAGCAGCCCTATCCTGCCGGGTTCTCAGGGCCCTTAGCTCATGCTTGGTTAGAGCAGAGGACTCATAATCCTTTGGTGCCCGGTTCGACTCCGGGAGGGCCTACCACTTTTCAATAGCTGCTCTTGGGCAGCTATTATTTTTAGCGCTTCTGCCGCTGAAACTCCCGAATCTTCAATAATCTTCAGGATTGTGGCCACGTCCGGGGTGCGTTCGCCTCGGGCGTACCTATCCATGGTCGGTGGCGGCACGTCCCACATCTGCGCGGCTCTCCGAACGGAACGCCCGCGCAATGCTTTTTCTATCAATTCCTGATATTCCATAGTTATTTCCAATGTGCAATATGCATCCGAATGGATGTATTATTCATGCATCCAAACGGATGTATTTTGTCTCCGTCTGGATGTTTGGAACGATAGCACACCGCTTGTGCCAACGGTAAACGCATCGGTGAATTTTCGTTACATGTAACGCTAAAACAGCGAAAACTGGCCCTAGTGGGCACATTAATTAGGAAAGATTATGAAAAACACTATCCAAATTCTCCACGTTACCCAAGTTGCGGGTCGTTCCAAAAAGACCGGCAACGATTACGACATGCGCATGGCGCAGTGCATCGTCCACAAGACGAACCGCGAAACCGGCGCAATCGAACCTCTGATTGGCGAGCTGGTCCTCCCTGAACGTTACAAAGACCTGAAACCTGGCACCTATGAAGTTGAGTTCGAAGTGGCGATTTCGAACGATAAGCGTGTCGGCTCTCAGGTGTACACGATTACCCCTGCTGAAACTGCTGGTCGTGCACCGGCTGCTAAGGCTGCTTAACCATGCCTATTTGCGCTCGCGGTGTTCAACAGGCCGATGGCACGGTAACGCTCGTCCTTGATCCTGCGGCGCCTGATTTGTCGGCGTGTCCTTACGTCGTCATGAGCGGGGCTGAGGTGGCGAACAGCCTGTTTTCGCTTACTGCCACAGACGGTGGGCTGCTTTCGGCTGGCATCGTTGGATGCTGGGCGGCGGCCTACTTCATTCGAAGTGTTATTAACGTTGTTAAAGGGAGTACTGAAGCATGAAAAAACTGAAAGCTCTGGCTGTTCTGGGTCTGGTGTCGGCTGCTGGTTTTGCGCAAGCCGCTGGCATCGATATCTCGGCGGATACCACTGCTGCTAAAGCAGACATCGCTACCGCTGGTGGCCTGATTGTCGGCGTGGTGGTGGCTGTGGCTGCAATTTCGTGGATTCGTCGCGTTATTCGCTAATAGCGGCGGGTGCTACGGCAGGAAAGGGGGCCTCGTGCCCCTTTTTTTGTTAACGGGTGAGGGGGTCTTATGGCTGGAATTGCGGTGATGTTAGCGGTGTGCGGCGGATTCTGGATTTTGTTCCGGGAATGACCATGAAAAAACTATTTATACTGTTTTTCTTGTTTTGGTGTGGGGCGGCTCGGGCTGAACTTGTTTGGCAGAGTTGTGCGGGCGGTGAGGCTTACTCTTCTTCGCCTCAAGGCGCTTGTTCGGCAATTGCTGGAAAGAGGGGTTTGCCTTACCACCACGCTACTCAAAGTGGGTACTCGTATCTTTGCTATTCAACTACAGGGAGTTTTGGGGCAGTTTGCCAGTTCAATATGTCGGAGTGTCCTGCCGGGACTGAGCGTAGTGTCACTGATGGCACTTGTAAGCCTAAGCCGACTTCGTGTGACACCGATTCTGTTCCGGGGCCAAATGGTACTTGTGTTCCTAAGCCTAGTACTTGTGATGTGCCTGCTGGAAGTTCGGTTACGTGGACTCAGTCTGAGGGGCATTCGACTAAACCGGGTGCGGAGTTGCCTGACGGTCCTACTCTGCCTCTTCCTACTGCTTCGCCAAAATGCGGAATTTCTGGCCTCCCTGATATTGATCGATGCTATTCGACTCCTGCAAGTGATGGCGGTAAGGACTTCTTTTGTACATATACCGCCAAGTCAAATGGTCAGTCTTCTCCTACTGGCACGCCGACCGGTGTCACTCCTCCGACTTCTGGTACGAGTCCTACGAAAGTTCCGCCTAAGTCCGGGGATTCGAGCGGCAAGTGTCCAGGTGGTACGACTGCTGCTGGTGTTGATAGTAGTGGCATTCCTATTTGTGTTGGTACGGGTACTAATCCGACCGGTGCTGATGGTGGTTCACCTAGCGATGCTAAGCCGGGTAAATCGGTGACGGTTAAGGCTTCTGATGGTGCTGGCGGGACTGTGGAAGTTACCGAGACAACGACTAAGAATGATGACGGTTCGGAGACTGTTAAGCGTCGCACTGTGAAGACTGATGCGGGTGGTAATTCGACCTCGGATGAAACTACAAGGACTGGTTTAACGCCGGGTGGTAAGCAGGGGCAGCCAGATAAGCCGGATTCGGATTTGTGTAAGCAGCATCCAGATTTAAATATCTGCCGCAATTCGTCTGTTGCCGGTACCTGTGGGCAGATTTCCTGTATGGGCGATGCGATTCAGTGCGCTACTTTGCGTGCTGCGGCGACTATGCAGTGCGCTCAAGAGCAGGACGTTAAAGACGTTAAGGCGATGCCTGCTAAGTCGTTGGGTGATTCGATTTTGGCGGGTGCCGATCCGATGAAGGGGCAAATTGATGCAGCCATCAAGGGTACTGATGTTGACTTAAGTAATGCGTCGCTCGATCAAAGCGGTTTTCTTGGCGGCGGCGCGTGTATCGGTGATAAGTCGTTTTCTGTGCTCGGTCATTCGGTCTCGGTTTCGTTTGCGCGTGTTTGCCGCGATATCCAGCCGTTGCGTGCGGTGATTATGGCGTGTGCTTTCATCGTCGCCTATTTGATCGTTGCGAAGTCTGTTCTTCAGTCGTAAGGGGCTAAATCATGTTTGCTGTATTTCTTCCTGCGTTGATAGGTGCATTCGCCGCGGCGATGGGCACGTTGGCGGGGCGAGCATTGATCGCTCTTGGCTTTGGCTTCGTTTCCTATAAAGGCATCGATCTTGCAATCGGTGCTTTGAAAACTTCGGTGATTAATGGTGTACAGGGGATTGGTGGGGATGCTGCGGCGCTGATTGGTTATCTGTGGCTCGATAAGGCGCTCACCGTGATTTTCTCGGCGGTGGTGGTTGCATTGTCCATGCGTGCCCTCGGCGGTACTGTTAAAAAGCTGGTGGCGAAGTGATTACGCTCATTACCGGCTTGCCGGGGAACGGCAAAACGCTTTTTGCGCTTTGGTATATCAAGCAAAAGGCGGAGCAAGAGAGTAGGGAAGTCTACTACCACAACATCAAGGATCTCACCTTGCCGTGGACGCCTTGCGATGCTGAAAAGTGGATGGATTTGCCGCATGGTTCAATCATCGTGCTCGATGAGTGCCAGTTCGTGTTTGCTAAAAAGCCAAACGGGTCGAAGCTGCCTGAGTTTTACGAACAGTTGGCTACGCACCGTCATCGTGGCTTTGACATCTATCTGATTACGCAGCATCCATCGTTGGTTGATAACTTTGTTCGCCAGTTAGTCGGCCAGCACTTCCACACGGTGCGCAAGTTCGGCATGCAGCGTTCAACCATTTACGAATGGTCGGCGGTGAATGCCGCACCTACTTCTGTTACATCGCAAAAGGCGGCGATTCCTTTGAAGTGGGCTTATCCGAAAGAGGTTTACGGGTATTACAAGAGTGCAGAAGTGCATACCGTCAAGCGCTCGATACCGGCAAAGTTGTTTCTTGCGGTTGGTTTTGTGGTGGCGGTGCTTTCGTTTGGATATTGGGCTTTGAATCGCTATCAGCATCGTTACGACAAGCCGTTGGCTGCGGATGCTTCGCAATCTGGCGAGGTTGCCGTGACTGGTGCTGCCACTTCATCGGTCAGGACGGTTGACGGTAAGCCGGTGTATGAGCCGGGCACTGTTGAGGATGCGCGCCATTACATCGTTATGCAGCAGCCGCGCATTGTTGGTCTACCTCAGACTGCGCCTAAGTATGATGAATTGACGAAGCCTTCGCGGGTGCCGGTTCCGTCGGCCTGTATTCAAATTGGTACGCCGCAATCTGATCGTGGTGTGCGCTGCAAGTGCTATTCGCAGGACGGTACGCCTATGGCTGTTGAATTCAATATGTGCATTCAGATTGCGCAGGAGGGCGTTTTCCTCGATTTCAATCCTGATCCGAATAAGCAAGTGCAGGAGCGTGTGGCGGTCGCTGATGCGCGGCCGGTGGGTAAGGCTGTTGCTCCGGCCGCAGTGCCTCAAAACGGCTCCCAGGTCGTTGTAATGGATTCTGTGGATGCGTATGCGAAGGCAGGCAAGGGTGCAAAGGGTGGTGAGGTAATTCAGGATGGCCCGCCAAACAATCGTGCGACTCGCGCTCAATTTCCACCTTCTCCTGCCGGATAGGCCGGCTGCTGGCTGCGCTGACCGGGCGCAGCACGGGCGGCGCGAAGCGCCGGCCTAAACTTGTATTAGGGACACTTAAGAACAGAGACAGTACAAAGCGTGGCCTGCGCACTGTCACTTGAAGGAAAAAGGCAAAAAAAAAAAGCCCGGTAGTGGTCGAAACACTCCGGGCCTCGATCAACCTACCGACATAGGTCAACCGATGACGTTATTGAATCGTAGTTTGTGTGCTGAGTCAATTCACCTGTCTCCGCTGTCGCTGGATACCGTTGATGCAAAGCCCGATTATTGGACGGATGACGGACATGGCTGGAATGACGCGTATGTGGCGCGTAGGCGCGTTTTCCCTGATGGGCAGTGCGAAGTGTCGGTCACAAAGGAACGTCACTTTGTGGGGCCTGCTGACAAGCGCAAACCGGCTAGTAAGCGTGGTGAGTCTGAGAATCGCGAAGCGAATGATGATGATGCTGGTCGTCGCGCAAAAAAGAATGTGCGCATGTGCTGCAAGACCATTGGTGCGGATCGCATGGTGACTTTGACGTATCGCGAAAATATGGTGGATCGCGAACAGGCGCTTAAGCACTGGAAGGCGTTTTGTCGCAGGATTGGCAAACACAAAGAATTCCATTATGTGGCTGTAATTGAGGAACAACAGCGCGGGGCGCTTCATTTTCACGTTGCCGTGCGCGGTCGTCAAAACTATGTGCTGCTGCGCTCGGTGTGGCAGCGTGTGCTTGGCCTTGGCCCGAATGGTGAGCAAATGGGGCAAGTGAATGTGCGTGATCCGCATAAGTTCGGCTTCGGCGTGAACGGCGCGCACAAGCTGGCCAGCTACATTGCAAAGTACTGTAGTAAAGAGATGCAATGCCGTGGCCTCGATCAGAAGCGGTATTTTCGTTCGCGCGGTGTGGTACTGCCGGAAGTTGATACGGTGCGTTTGAAGTGCACCACGATGCTCGGCGCAGTCCAGGCTGCTTACACAATCGCAATGGAATTCGGCATTGCAGGGGCGCAAAGCTGGTGCAACAACGGTCTAGGCGTCGTTTGGTTATCAACGGCTCCGGGCGGGCGGCGCGGTGAAGATGAATGTCCGTTCTGAATTAGCGTGATTTGTGACGATAAATTGGGAGTGCTATGACAAAGCAAATTGAGGATACGCAAACTGGTGATTTGCTTGCCGGTGCTACTCGCCAGCGTGGCCGACCGGCGACAGGGTTGGCGATGACAAATGCGGAACGTCAGGCGGCTCGGCGTGCAAGGTTGGCGGCACAAGGTAAGACTACGCTGACAGTTAAGTTGTCGGTCGATGCGTTGCACGCGCTGGCACGGTTCATCCATTTCAAAGACGAAACGAAGGATGAAGTGATTGAACGGTTGATTCGCACTCAGTTGATGCGAAAGCGATAGCGTGACTAAATGTGGCGGGGTATGGGCTGCAAGGCCCATGCAAGTTTTCGTCGTTCGCATTCACGGCACTTAAATATGCGGCCCGCGTGTTGGTGAGTCGTTGGCAGTGCGCGCGCCCTATAGACAAATGCGTGCAGCCCTTCTCATTTGTTTTTAATTTATTATATAGTTGAACTGTGGCAACAAGTTGAGGCGGTTTAATGAGTGGAAGCACGGCTATTGAGGTTGCTGCGGTCATTGGCAGCGCTGGCGAAAAAACTTGGGATGATGCCGTTGCTCGTTGGTTGGTGGAAAAGGCTGATAAGGCGTCACTTCATTCTGACAAGTTTATATTGGGTTGGCTTGAACCGCATTTGTCGGGAATGCCTATGAGCCAGATTTCGCGTACGGTGGTGGACGGTCTAAAGCTTCGAAAGATTGCTACTGGTGTTAAGCCAGCGACCGTCAATAGAATGCTTGCTCTGCTGCGCTCGATCCTGATACGGGCCTCAGTAGATTGGGAATGGGTTGAGCATGTACCCAAGGTTCGTCTCTTGCGGGAACCGAATCGGCGGGTTCGGTATTTGCATCGTCATGAGGCGGCTGCTCTACTCAGAGAGCTACCTTCACATCTAGCGGAGATGGCGGCTTTTGCACTTGCGACCGGGCTTCGTAAAGGGAATGTCATCGGACTTCAATGGTCGCAAGTTGATCTTCGTCGCCGGATTGCTTGGATTCATCCAGACCAGTCTAAGTCACGTCGGGCTATTGCGGTTCCATTGAACGATGACGCCATGCGTGTAATTTCTTTGCAGACTGGTCGGCATGCTACTCATGTCTTTACATTCAACGGCAGTCCTGTGGTTGAGACAAGCACTGCGGCATGGCATAAGGCGCTGAGGCGTTGCGGGATAACCGATTTTCGCTGGCATGATTTGCGGCATACCTGGGCGAGTTGGCATGTGCAGGGCGGTACTCCGCTGCACGTGCTTCAAGAATTGGGCGGCTGGGAAAGTGCGCAAATGGTTCGTCGGTACGCTCACTTTTCTGCCGATCATCTTGCAGCCTACGCCGATAGATTGCCAGCCTTAATCGTTGTCGAGGGGGCGAGAAAGTGAATCAACTGCGAGAATGGCTAGGTGTTGTAAAATTGGCTATTGGTCGATAGCGGCCAGCAGCTGTCGTTTGGCGTACCAGCGGAGAAATTGCACATCCTGTTGAGAGTTGAGAGAATCACTTATGTGGAAACGAATTGCGCTTGATATTAACCGCTCCTACAAGCTCCAGCTGTGTCAGGACCAAGAAACTCATCGGAGATACTGCAGGATTGCAGAGGCCGACAACCGAGCAATTCACGAGGCATGCGTTATTTTCGAAACTGGCGCTGTGCCCAACGAACTACTTGCACGATACCAATGGGAAACGATTCAACAGAATTTCCACACCACTTCCGGGCAAAGGTTTGAGTTCGGCTCGCATGGAGAATGGTTTTCGGAACGAGAATCGGCAGAGATGCTTCAGTATGACCTGGGCAAATTGTCTGAGGTCAAATGGGAAACAAATTTTCCACCACGTTTCCCAATCGCTTAAAGCGTGAACCCCAAATAGGTCGCATTCGGCCAAAAGCGGTAATACCAGTTTTATCCTACAACCGAACCCTGCAAGGAAACACTTGGATTTCGCAGAACTTGCTTTCATGAGGATCGATGGATCCAGGATTGAGACACACGACTACGTCGATTGGGCGAACGAATTGCTGGAAGCTGGTTGTGATGCACCTAGCATTTGGGAACTTGCAGTGTGTCGCTGGGACGACTACGTCGACTCAGACTACGTTGAACGATTATTTCAGTCATGCATGAACGAATTAGGACTGGAGCTGCCAGGCGACTGGTTCAGCGCTCTATGTATTTATTCGAGCAGTATTTGCCAAAAGATGCTTCAAGGCACACTTCTGCCTTGGGAATGCGTGCAAGAAATGCTGACAATCGCTGATGATTACAACGAACCTTATATCCACTGGATCTGGGTTGATCTCGTTGACGATCTGGATTCAGCGAAAGCTCAAACCGACGGCATGAAATTTAACGGAACGCTCGACCTTAATAATCCTGAACAGTGCATCCAGATAGTCGCTCGGCAATTCGTTTCCCTCTGTTCTGAATCTCTACCTGAAAAATTTCCCTGGATCTGGCGCTGCGAAATATGCCTCGCAATTAGCGAGGAAAACACGTTTACGCAAACGAAGACCTGCACCTGTACCCGTTGTGGGGGCATCGCGACGATGAAGAATATGCGCTTTTTCGACAATCGCGACGCATTGCTTAAGACTCTCGGCGGTGGAGGGAAAATTAGCGAATAGCGTTAAGAAGTCTCCGCAGGGGCGGGATCGAAAATATTCTCGAAGGTCCGAGAAGGGGCGTAAGGCGACGGCTGACTGCCGGGTAGGGGCGGGAATTTTGGGGTGATGCGGGAGGGGTGATTTGGCTTAGGCCTTGAATTTTCGGGCCTTGCGCTTCTTACGTGCGCTGGTCGGGTAGTGTACGTGTCTCATAATCCTTTGGTGCCCGGTTCGACTCCGGGAGGGCCTACCAACATTCCCCAAAGACCTGCATGCCTTGCGCTGCAGGTCTTTTTGTTATTGGTCCTTTAGCTTGGCTAGACTAGACTAATAGTAAGCCAAGGAGGATTGGCATGAAAATCGTCAATATGCTGGAAGCGAAATCTTCGCTGTCTCGTCTTGTCGAATCCATCGAACGGGGGGAAGCGAGCGAAGTTGTGATCGCGCGCAACGGGCGGCCTGCCGCGCGGCTGGTTCCCCTCGATCCAACTCCTACAGGGCTGCGGATTGGTGCCGCTAAGGGGAAGTTTGACGTTCCAGACGATATTGATGCCCATAATGAAGAGGTCGCGCGGCTGTTCTTCCGCGGAAGGCTTAAATGAACTTGCTGCTGGATACGCATGTGGCCCTCTGGGCGATTGCAGACAGCCCCAAGTTATCTAAAGCGGCGCGT